AAAAGAAATATTTAAAGTACCTTTGTCATATGGTTCTAAAGAAAAATATATGACACGTTTGGCATCAGATCCAACTTTAACAAAATCTGTTGCTACAGTTGTACCTAGAATATCATTTGAATTAACAGGCATGAATTATGATTCAAGCAGAAAACAAATTACAACATTAAGAAATTTTTCTGCTAATAGTTCTACTGCATTAAACACTCAATATGCACCTGTACCTTATGATTTTAATTTTAGTATGTCAATCTATGTGAGAAACACAGAAGATGGCACACAAATATTAGAACAGATTTTACCATTTTTTACACCTGATTTTACAGTAACAGTAGATTTTATTTCTACGATGGATCAGAAATATGATTTACCTATCATATTAAATTCTGTAAATACTGTTACTGATTATGAAGGTGACATGATGAGTACACGATTGATCACTTGGGATTTAGAATTTACTGCAAAAGGTTATATTTGGCCGATACTTAAAACTGGTAAAGTTATTAGACAGGCAAATACAAATATCTATATACAAGCAAATACGACAACATATAATTTAGTTCAGTCTTACGTAACAACACCTGATCCTATAGATGCTGGACCAGATGATGAATTTGGATTTACAGAACAGACAGGTGAAGAATTAAGTTATACTTATTTGGTGGATTCTAATGGTAACTATATTGTAACCGAAACCGGACTAAGAATAAGAGAAGAATAAATGGCAACAAAAACAATATCACAACTATCAGCATTAGATAATGTTTCAACAAACTTATCATCTACACTTTTTATTGTATATGATACTGAATCTGGAACAACAAGAAAAGCAACTTTAGCTCAACTTGATTCTGCTATTGAATCTGAATTAGGTCAAGCAATCTCTGGTGCTGTTTATGCAAATGCGGCGTTTGAAGTTGCCAATAGTGCATTTGCAAGTCCTATTATGTTAGAACCATTAAGTGGTTTAACACTTACGGAAAATTATACAATACCAAATAATTATAGAGGCGTAAGCAGAGGTACTGTTACAGTTGATAGAAATGTCACAGTAACAATTTCTGAAACTGCTGAATGGCTTATAGATAACTAAAAGAGGATAAAAAAATGAGCGCAATCGTTTTAAAAGGTTCAACATCAGGTACAGTAACATTACAACCTGCTGCAACTATTTCACCTAACGTAACATTTACTTTGCCTTCAGTAGATGGTACTTCAGGTCAAGTTCTTGCAACTAATGGTTCTGGTACATTATCATTTATTACGAATGATGGTACTGCTTCATTTGCAGCAGCTAATTCAGCAGGATCATACGCTAACGGCGCTTTTGTTGCCGCTAATACCGCAGATCAGAAAGCCGTTTCTGCTGGTTCATATGCTAATGGAGCTTTTGCAAGTAGTAATACTGCAAACGTTTTAGCGCAATCATCTTTTGATAAAGCTAATACCGTGTTTGATAGTACCGCTCAAGCTAATGTAAATACTTTAACTGCAAATACTATTACTTCAGTTAATGTAATTTCTTCAAATACTGTTACTGCAAATAATTTAACAGTAACAGGTACATTAAATGTTGACGGTGTTAATGTTTTATGGCATGAACCACCAACAACTTCTAAAGGATCAGCTGGTGATGTAGCAGGTTTGATTGCCATTGATAACGATAAAATATATCGTTGCGTTGGTACCTACGATGGTACAACAGACATTTGGAGATATATAAACTTTACTGGCGGAACTTGGGGTTAATAATTGAAAAAAATTGATGAGAAATTATCTGATATTCTCGACATAGAACCAATCGAAGTATCATCTGAATCTGTACCAGTTTTAGTGACTGATCCAATTCAAGATGATGCTTCTTTTGCCAGAGAAAATATCCGTGAATTGATAAGTAAAGGTAATGATGCTATGGATAATCTTCTGCATGTTGCAAAAGAATCTGAACATCCAAGAGCATATGAAGTAGCTGCCAACATGTTAAAAAATTTGGCAGAGATGAATAAAGATTTACTTGAAATACAAAAACGTAAAAAAGATTTAGAACCAAAAAAGAATAATGATGTAAATATAGATAAAGCAGTATTCATTGGTTCTACTGAAGATCTTATTAAAATGATTAAAGCGAATAAGTAATGGCAGAAGAAGGTTACCTAGGTAACGCAAGTCTAAAAAAACCTGGCACAGAAATACAATATACACAAGAGCAATTGATAGAGATTGCTAAGTGTATTGAAGATCCCGTATATTTTATTAAGAACTACGTTAAGATTGTAAACGTAGATAAAGGTCTTGTGCCTTTTGATATGTGGAAATTCCAAGAAGAAATGGTTACTGATTTTCACCAGAATCGTTTCTGTATTGCAAAGATGCCTCGACAGGTTGGTAAAACTACTACAACGGTTGGTTATATGTTGTGGTGTGTTCTATTCCAAGATAACTACTCTATTGCAATTTTGGCCAACAAAGGTTCTCTTGCTCGAGAAATTCTTGGTCGTATTCAATATGCTTACGAATATTTACCAATTTGGATGCAACAAGGCATTTTAGTTTGGAATAGAGGTAATATTGAGTTAGAAAACAAATCAAAAATTTATGCATATGCAACATCAGGTGCAGGTGTCCGAGGTGGTACATACAACTTAGTATTCCTTGATGAGTTTGCTTTCGTACCAAATAATATTGCAGAAGAATTCTTTACATCTACTTACCCTGTAATTTCTTCTGGTCAAACCACCAAAGTTATTATTGTTTCTACACCAAATGGTTTGAATCTTTTCTATAAAATGTGGAAAGATGCAACAGAAAAACGCAGTCTGTACAAACCTATTGAAGTGCATTGGTCGATGGTACCAGGCCGTGACCAAAAGTGGAAAGAAGAAACAATAAGAAACACTTCTGAAGAACAGTTCAGACAAGAGTTTGAAACAGAATTTATTGGTTCTACCGCAACACTCATTTCTGCGGCAAAACTTAAATCGTTGACTTATGAAACACCTATAGAATCTTCTGATGGTTTTGATATTTACGAATACCCACAAAAAGACCACATGTATGTTATTACAGTTGACAGTTCTGAAGGTGTTGGTCTAGATTACTCTGCATTTTCTGTTATTGATGTGACACGAATTCCATATGTACAAGTTGCCAAATATCGAAGTAATGAAATACCAACCTTAATCTATCCAACATTAATCTACGCTGCCGGCATGAGATACAATGAAGCCTTCATTCTTGTAGAAACAAATAATATTGGTCAACAAGTGGTGGATATTCTGCACCATGATTTAGAATATGACAACATCTTTAAACTAGAACACCATAATATTAAAGGTCAACACATATCTTCTGGATTTAAAAAATCAGTATCATTTGGACTAAAAACCACAGTATCAGTTAAGAAAATTGGATGTGCCAACTTTAAGGCTATGATAGAGAGTGATAAATTAATACTAAATGATGCTGATACTATCACAGAATTGTATACTTTTTCAAGAGATAAAGATACTTACAGAGCAGAAGAAGGTAATCATGACGATATGGCAATGACCATGGTAATGTTTTCTTGGCTGGCTGCACAATCATTTTTTAAAGAAACCACAAATAGTGACATTCGTAGACGACTGGTAGAAGAACAGAATCTTTTAATTGAAGAAAGTATTGCACCAGTTGGTTTTGTAGATAACGGATTACAACCTGAAGAAGTGGATGACGGTAAAGATAGATGGTCTTTCGTTTCTGATCGTGGATATCCATCCTCAATTTTATAAAAACATAAATACTAGATAAAAAAATGCACGATTCAGCCTGAATAAAAGGAGATAAAACATGGCTTTTCAACTATCACCAGGCGTGAATGTTTCAGAAGTTGATTTAACAACTGCAATTCCTTCTGTTTCCACTACTATTGGTGCTTTTGCTGGCGACTTTCAATGGGGACCTGTTGGTGAGATTGTTTCTATTAGTAATGAGGTTCAATTAGTTGAGAGATTTGGCAAACCCGATAGTAATACATTCACCAGTTTCTTTACAGCCGCAAACTTCTTACAATACTCAAACGATTTGCGTGTTGTTCGTTCTGTAGGTTCTAGCGCCAATAACGCTACAACTTCTGGAACACCACTTCGTATTGAAAATAGAAGCGACTACGAACAAAATCATTCTTCTGGTTCAGGTACTGCTGCTCAGTTTGCCGCAAAATACCCAGGAGATTTAGGCAACTCACTTAAAATTTCAATGTGTGATGCTAATACTGAACTGTTAAGTTCTTGGTCACATTATACAATTTTTGATTCTAACCCAGCAACATCAGATTATGTTGGAAGAAACAATAATAATTCAGATTTGGCTAACGATGAAATACATATTGTAGTTATTGATACTACTGGAAGAATTAGTGGTACTGCTAATACTGTTTTAGAAAAATTTGGTTTCGTATCAAAAGCATCTGATGCCAAAAAAGACGATGGTTCATCAAACTATTACAAAGATGTTATTAATAGTCAATCAAAATATGTTTGGTGGTTATCACATCCTGCTACAGGTACAAATTGGGGCAGACCAGCAACAGATAACTTAGTTTATACACAACTAGCTTCAACAGATTTTACTCTGTCAGGTGGTGTTTCAGAATCACCAACAGCAGCAAATCGTAATACATCTTATGATTTGTTTAACAATCCTGATTCTGTAGATGTTTCATTAATATTGGCAGGTGCAACTAGTGGAACTACAACACCTACACATCTACTTTCTTTAGCTGAATCTAGAAAAGATTGCCTTGCATTTATTTCACCAAACTTATCTGATGTTGTGGAAAATTCAGGAAATGAAATAACCTCTATCACATCTTGGGTAAATAACTTTGCTGATAGAAGTTCATATGTCTGTATAGATTCTGGTTGGAAATATCAATTCGACAAGTACAATGACACTTATCGTTGGGTACCATTGAATGGTGACACAGCTGGTTTATGTGCTCGTACTGATCTGCAACGTGATCCATGGTTCTCACCAGCAGGTTTAAATCGTGGTCAAATCAGAAACACAATTAAACTTTCTTGGAATCCAACAAAATCACAAAGAGATAGTTTGTACAAATTAGGTATTAATCCTGTTGTTACATTCCCAGGTGAAGGTACTTTACTTTACGGTGATAAAACATTCTTATCTAAACCATCTTCGTTTGATAGAATCAATGTTCGCCGTCTGTTTATTGTATTAGAGAAAACGATTGCTCGAGCAGCTCGCTCATCTCTATTTGAATTCAATGATGATTT